TTTAAAACCTTCTTCATTATATATTTTTACTCTTTCTACCATATGACCTAGTGTGTAGTTCTTTTTTGATTTCCAAGATATATCGTCTCCTATATCAAAAAGATTGCAACTAGTTTTGTTATCACCCTTTCTAAGTCCTCTACCAATAGATTGAAGATTTCTTATTCTAGATTTACTAGGACTTGCAAATACTATATTGTGTAAATTTCTAATATTGATCCCTGTAGAGAAAGTTCCGTATGATGCAACAATAATAGCATCATCTTTTGTTTCTGTTAAAGCCCGTATTTCTTCTCGCTGCTCAGTGTCGGTACCACCGTAAACAAAAAAGACATCTCTAGCATCTCCTACCTTATTATTTATAAGATCATAAAGCACTTTACCGTGCTTCTCGACAAATTGAAATAGAACAAGGGTATTGCCTGTTTGTGTAGTGCAAAGATTTTTAAGAAATGTATTTCTAACAGGATGACTTATTAACCAATCCATTTCTTCTTGGTATGTCATTCCTTTAACTTCTTTTCGCTCTTTATCTGAATATTCTAATACAAGACAAGTTATATCAAGATTAGCTATTGCATCATTTTCCATCAATTTTTTAGTAGTGATAACTTTCTTTACTGTTCCAAATATACCTTCTAATACTAGCTTATGTGTCTTTGCTCCATCTAAGGTACCTGTAGTGCCTATTCTATATGGTGCGTTGACACACTTATCTAATATAGTAGTTAAAGATTTAGCTTTAAAGTTATGCGCTTCATCACCATAGACAACATCAAACTCTTCAAACCATTTCTTTGGGAATTTATATATTGATTGCCATGTAGATATAGTGATAGGATAATCTGTATTTTTTTCTTTGCCGCTGTATATTCTATGACAATGATTAGAGGCACTCCAGTCATCAGCAGAAGAATAATCTTGAAAGTCTCCATACATTTGTTCTACTAATGAAGTAGTCGGAACAACAATTAGTTGCTTTCTATCAAATCTTTGGTGATAACGAATCAGATTATAAATTATTAAAGACTTTCCAGAAGCAGTTGGAGACAATAGTAAAGCTCTTCCGTTGTTAATGGTATGCTTTACTGCCTCTGTTTGATACTCTCTTATTTCAATGTTTTTTCCTGCGCTTTGCAGATTTAAATTTTTAGCGAAGTTTTCAACATATTGAGTTGATACAGGATCACCCGTATTAACCATATCAATTTCTATAGTGTATTCCAGAGATTCAGAAAATTCTTTTAGATAAGGTAACAAACCAACATAAAGCTCTTGTCTATACATATTGTAGAGTCTTGCTTTACCGTCCCAAGCTCTAGCTCTATAGCTAGGCATAAATCTAGCACCAGGAACATCAAAGGTAAAGAAGTCGCAGATTTCCTGACCAGTACTAGGATCTGTTTCTACTTTAAGATATGCTTCATTCTTTTTTGTTACTTTAATCACTAGAAGCTGCCATTAGTGAATTTTTCCCATTCCACAGCGTTCTTAATATCCCAAGTTCTACTATTAAGAGATTTCATAATAGTTTCACATTGAAATACGCAGGTTTTAATATAATGAATTTTATCATCTAGTTTTATCATATCAGAATCACTGTCTATAAAATCATTCATTTCATTTTTTAAAGGCTGTGGGCCGAGATATTGTTCCCACTTTAACACTTCTAATTCTTCTTTAGATAATTCTCCACGAAAATATTTCCACTTATACTGTCGAATAAGTTTCCTCTGCGATTCAACTTTTTGTTGATGCAGTTTAAAGTTAGTTAAGTGACTCAAATATTTTGAATGTAGTATAGGAGTTTTAGTAGACTCAGCCCCAAGGTTTAATTCATCTATCTTAGAGTCTGCTGCCCACTCATCTTGTAATTGTTTCAATGTAATCATGATAAATCCTCATAATGTATAGTATATTTATGGCGATGTAATTTTGTATTGTCTATATCTAAAAGACGCAACTCCTTGGAAATACTCTGTGCTGCCAGAACTAACTTCAAACTCAAGACCACTCAAAGCAACAGGAAAAGCGTCTTGAAATACTATCGTTTTAATCGTATTATTGTTTGAGTCAAGTATAAACAAAGATGCGTCACTGAAGTTACCTAACGCTTTTTGTTTTGTTGGGTTTATAGTAGGAAATCGATATGACTGACTATTGGAAAAGTCAGTATATTGTTTGTGGCTTTCAGGAAACCCTAAGCCGATTAGCCATTCGTATATTTCATTGTAGTTATTCATGTTTTCTTGAATCAGAAAACGTATGGTCAGTTCGCCGTAAGAAAGTTTATCACCTGGCTGATAGTAATCGACTAAAGGCGTAGCGACTTGAGGAGATCCCATTGAAACATCTGGAATATTTGCTGACTGACAGAAAAATGAGACGCTCGGTAAATTGTGAATTAAGAACTTAAAGCCGTTCGGTTTAAGATAGTCTAGTTCACCTGGATTACCAGCGTCCCATGTTGATTCAGTTACATTTGCTAAAACATCAACCATAGTAGTTACCTTTTAAGTTACTACTATTTATAATATCTTTACCTCGTGATTTCTTAACAAAGATATTCTTGGAGCATAGTCTTCGTTTGAAACCAAATGTACGCAAAATACAAGATATGCTATAAAAATTTTAGAGAATAGCATTAGCGTATAATATTACCGCTGGGATAAACAGAGATAATACCACTGGTACGGCAGTTTTAGTAAATTCAATAACAATGTCGGTCTTTCTGAGTTGCATCTTCTTTTTTCCTTGCCTTTTGAGCAAATTAGATTATAAAAATGAGTAATGGGTATTTTACTCACTACTATATATAAAAAGCAGGATGTCAAAAAGTAACAAAAACGACAAAATACTGTTACTTTATTTCGCAAAATGAAAATATGTTTTCAAAAAGGAATGCTATGAGTGTCAATATTCTTGATCACCATTAAAGGCAGAGTGCCCTTCAAAGTACATTTGGATCATAACGTGTATAGCAGTGTCCACTACAATGAGTATTAGACACATCACATAGAACACAGGAGACATTGTTATTCAACGGTAAAGCTAAAAGACCTACTAACTGTGTGACCATCTGCTCCTACAATAGCAGCAGTTACAGTAAATTTTCCTTTAACCATATTATCGACAGCTATGCTATAATCTTTCTTACTTTCTGGGGTTATTTTAAAATCGCTGTCTAGCTCAACACCGTTTTCTGATGTAACAGAAAGTTTGAGCAATCTCACATCTTGATTGAAAGATAGGGAAACCCCTGCTGCTGACTCAACAATCGAATCAGCGGCAGGAGTAGTTTCTAATAGCTTAGGATGTGCTTGTACAAATAAAGGTGCTGCTAACAAGCACAATCCTACAAAAGCTAACATCTTCTCCATTTTAGCTATTCTTGAAGTACATAGTGACTTCAAAGCCAAGACGGATTTTTTGGTAAGTTGGTTTAGTCCACATAGTTTTTCTCCTTATTTTAGGTTTTTCCATGTCATTGCGCCAAAGAACATTTCGTCCTCTGACATTTGTCCCCAGGGTACTGAACGCTCGGGATCCGGGTTAGCAGGATTCATTGCTGAATTGTCAAACGCACCATCTACAGTGATAGTGGTTCCCGCTGGAATAAACTTAGGCTCTGTCCAGGTGTACGCAAGCTGCCAATCATAGTCGTAGTTAGCAACATTGATTAGATCTTCTTGTGTACCATCAGGATAGTAAGCTACTGCCTTCATGCTCTTACCTCGCCAGTGCATGTGCGGCAAGAAAGTATGTAGTTCAATATCGTTGCGAGTCTTGATGCTCTTTGTTTGTACAAAGTTAGGATCGCCTGGAGGAATGTTTGTCCATGAGTCAGGGAAGATACATGCACACATACCCGTCATTCTTTCTTCGGGCACTTCATCTTCTGGGTAGAACCAAACACCAAGTTTACTACGGTCAATTGCGGCAGTGCCGTTTGTAGTATAGTGAAGTTGCAGTTGCAGACTTGAACCTGCTTTCAGTAAGCCCCCAGTGTTTTCAGGGAATACTGTTGCTGTGCCACCAGGTACATAAGCTGCCAAATCAACTTGATCCGCATCTCTACCTGACTGATTACCTAAGAAGCCACCAAAGCTAGGCTTTGACTCAGGTCCTACTAGCTGATTCAATGTGTGATGTAGTACAGTACGGTCACCGGGCAGCCACTCACTTGCTTGCACCCAACGATCCTCATCAAGAGGAATATCTACTGTAACATAACGATATGGAATCATGCCTGATGCTGGAATTTCTTGTGCTGGTAGATCAATAATCAAATCTGGTTCTCTGCTCAACTCCAAAGCTCCAGTCCACTTTGTCTCAGGTACGTCATATTGACGCAATGGGTCTTGTGCAAAAGCCAGTGATGGCAATATTAAAAATGCTAACCATTTATTCATCGTAGTCTCCTGGTGAACCATTAGCGATCCACTGAATAAGTTTTTGTTGTTCTTCGTTAGTTAAATTCATGTCATTCGTAAACTCACCTATCGTTGGATCTAATTGTCCAGGTGGCATGCGTTTAGTAAGTAGTGCTTCACTTATTGCAGGGCCAAATGCTTGAACAATTACATGATCAGTCATTGCCCATGGTCCAATACCACCGTACCTATGACACGTTACGCAATTGTCAATAAGTATAGGTGCTATATCATTGGTATAAGAAGGCTCACCCCAATCAGTTTCTATTGGTTCGCCTTCTTCTATGATAGACCTAAATCCAATCTCACCTGTGATTGGATCCATGTACACAACTTCGTTTAATTGTGTAAGACCCAAAGACTTTGAGACTATTTTAGCATCATCCATCAACATAGGAACATTTTCAAATACTGTGTTTTGTTCTGTATCCCTAGGTTCGCCAGTAGGATTTAGTAAGAAAAATTTAGTTTTCTCAGTACTACTTCTATTGACTGTAGCAAAGAATCTTAGCTTTGCTTCTTCGCTACTCTGTGCTGATGCTGTCATTATAGCAATTGTATCATAGTTACCATAATATCTCATCAAATGATAATTGCCTTCTGTATCAAGGAGGGCAAAATTTTGGGCTGATGCTGCAAAAGACAACATCATTAAACATAATATTCTAATCATTACTCAAAACCTCTTCAACATACTTTCCAAACAATTCAATTTGTTCGTCTGTAAGTGCAGCAGACATACCAAACATAGTAGTACTCATATCACCTCGATAGACATTGTTTCTATAATCGGTCAATGCTTCAATGACGTACTCACTCGTTAATATATTTAATGAAGGGAAGCCAGGCTTCCCCTCACCTTTATTACCATGGCATGTAGCACATACTCTCCAATTTGTTTCAATACTACTAAAATCCGTTTCTTGTGCTGTTGCAAATTGAGTCAAAAGACCCATCAATAAAATAATTCTAATCATCACTTGCTGCTAAACTCCTTGCCTCACTTTCTCTACGTTCGGCCAATAATGTTTCATAACCTTCATCGTCTAAATGGGTAACAGCAATCCATGCGTGTGACATCTCGTCACCAGTACGGCTACCACCTACTACCCACATATCAGGATCAGGGTTGTTGGGATTATCAGCAGTATTATCATACCACTGCTTGAGTACTAAAACTTCGCCAGGTGCTAATAATGGAGCAGCATCTTCAGCATAGATATGGCTGTGATGCCATGTCGCACTCCATTTAGAAATCTGGCTAACTGACGTTGTACGACCCGTCTTAGGATCAAAAATCTCTAAGCTGGCAGCATTCATACGAAGGTGTCCGTGAGGCTGAAAGCTATCGATTCGTACAGGATGGTCAAAACTATGGAACCCTTGAGTCATAGCATAACCATGTGGGGGTACAATTAAGTGACCATTTTCGTAACCCTCTCTTAGAGGATACAGGCGCAAGTCCTGCTGATAGATATCTTCTTGCTCTTCAAATCCATCTTCATGGAACCAAAGACCAATCTCTACTACGTTGTCTTTGATCATGCCACCTTCAGCAGTTGCACCAACACCACCTGGGAACATATGGATGTCCCAACGTACTAATGAACCTGCTGGCATTGTACGGCAAACACCTTCGGGCATCACTTCGCCCCATTTGCCCATAGCATACTCAGTCAACTGACCGTAAGGAACAAGCTCGCCTTCTTCGTCATACATATACACATCTGAATTGGCGTGATGAACAACTGCTGCTGCATCGCCTCGTGGCTTAACTTGTACTGCTTTGATGCATTTGTTTTCTGTAAGCTGTGGGTTTACAAATTCCTTACTCCACAAATCATTTCCGTTTGCAGGAATGTCGTACGCCTGTGAAGCAACAATCATATCAGGCTGACCGAACATAGCAGAGAATCTCCAGTCATCAGGATCTGGAATATCTGGTAACTGAGGTACTATATCTTGGTCGCCGTAAGGAGACCCTTGATTTACCCATGCTACGATTGTGTCAATCTGCTCATCACTTAAACGCCAGTCACCTTCTAGGTCTTGAATACCGATATGCTGATCATAAGCATAAGGAGGCATTTCTCTTGAAGCGACTTTCAACTGGATTAGTGGTGCCCATGGTCTTACCTGATCGTAAGATTCAAAACTCATTGGGCCAACGCCACCAGGACGGTGACAAGTTACACAGTTGTTGTTTATGATTTCTGCAACATCATCTGTATATGTTTGAGCAAAAATAACGGGTGAAACAATTGCTAGTAATAGTAACGATATTTTTTTCATTCTCTATCTCCAATATTAATTGTGTAAGTATATTTATAACACCTAACCCCTTATCAATGTGTAGTAAAACAATATTACACCTGTTTTTCTATACATACCATCTTTTTAGAGACGCTTCGCTTTGTATTTCTTGTGTGTACCGTTGCCGCCTCTTGCTAAATTACCTTGATCAAGTTCATTGTCTCTGGCAAATTTTTGTAAATTTTCTATGATAAACACATTGCCTTCTGGATCAGTTATCTGCCATTGTTTAGATAACGCTTTTGCTACTTTGTTTTTTTGCGATTGAGGTTGTTTACGTCCAGTAGGATTTATTTTTGCCTTGTGTTCTTCTGTGAGTTTTCTTCCTGTCATAGCATTTCTCATTTTCTGTTTTGATTCTTCAGTATGCGGAACTCCTTGTCTTGCGTGGCCCCATATCTCTAATTTAGTCCATTGTCCAGACAGTCCTTTCCATGCCCAGAGGTCTTGTTTCCTCCCATACTTCTCATACAGCTTACGATGCGCCTCTGCGTGTTCTTCTACAGTGAGATATACAAGATTTGATGGGTCATCTGTGCCGCCTGCGTGTCTTGGTATGATGTGATGTTTGTGATAGTGTGTCATATATTTTTCTCTTATTCTTATTTTACGAACTATATGTATTTATAATTTACAGTATTTACAGGCATAAAAAAAGGGCTCCGAAGAGCCCTTTCTAAAAATGATTGCTATAGCAATTCTTTTTATTTTTTGCGGGGTAACCTTATATCACATCAAATTCGTGACTTTGCAGGCCCTGTAGTACTGGTTGCGATCAGCAGTGAAAGTATCACCGTCAGTGTTACCAGAACCGTCTACAACATATGGGTTAGCAATCATGCCGTAACGAGTCTTGAAGCCGATCTTGGGCTGGAAGGTCGAAGGATCAATTGCACGAACCATTTGCAGTGGAACATATGGGCAGTAGAAGATACCAGCGTCATAAGGGCTAGTGCCTTTATATCCAGCTACATAGAACTGTGAAGCTGCACCAGTGTTTGCACTGTATGGATCAATGTAGACTTTGAAACGACCGTTAAGTACGCCGGCGAAAGTGTTGCCAGTGTCATCTACATTCAGGTTAGTGTTAAGAGCTGGGGTGTAATCAAGTACACCAGACATTGCAAGAGCAGATGCTACGTCAGAAGAACAGATAATGAAGTTACCTTTTCCTCTACGAGTATCTTGTGCAATCACGTTAGCGTCACGCTCGATGTTAAACAGCAAGCCTTTAAAACGCTCAACAGACCAGCGACCGTTTGAGTCAACGTCAAGGTCGAAAGTACCAGGAGTTGCAGTAGATGCAGAACCAGGCTTAGCGACTTTGTAGATAGTACGAATAACTTCACGGTTAATTTCAGCAAGAATTTCTTGTGAAAGAATGTTAGAAAGTTCTGACTCAGCGTCAAGACCGTGGATTGCTTTCAGGTCTTGTGCGAGTTCTACAGTGTACTCAGCTTTCAATGCACGAGACTTGGCTGTAACAGTAGTCTTCTCGATTGAGAAAGCCATCTCGTTCAGAGTAGTTGAGTCGCCGAAACCTTCAGCAGTAGAAGTTGCAACACCAGCACCAGTAGTGTAAGAACCGTCAACTGGGTTTGAACCAGCGTGAGTGCCGCCACCTGAGAAATCAGTGTCAGCTTCGTTGAAAAGTGCTTCAGTGCCAGACTGGCTAGTGTAGTGTGACTTCATAGCAAAGATCAGACCAGTTGGTCCAGTCATTGGCTGAACACCAGCAACGTCATAAGCCATCAGATTAGGAAGGGCTCGCCTTACCAAGCTGATCAGGATTGGGTCGTAGTTATCAACACTGCCACCAGTTTGGTTAGCGTGTGTTG